TAAAAAAATGTTCACAGATAAAGTTGTCCCGATATCCGTTAACTATCCGTTTTTCTTCAAGCCGATCCAGGATGGTATGGATCGTCCTAAGACCGAACTGGCATATAGAGTCCCAGCTTCAAAGCTTACTAGACGTAAACTAGATGACAACGTTAAACTAGCTGAACTAGAAGGATTAGACACAACAATAGATTGGAAGAATACAGGAGATAACTCTTACGATGGTGAAAAGTTAAAGATACTAGCTCACGATGAAAGTGGTAAATGGGAAAGACCTGATAACATATTAAACAACTGGAGAGTTACAAAAACTACGTTAAGACTAGGATCAAGAATAGTAGGTAAATGTATGATGGGCTCAACTTCAAACGCTTTAGATAAAGGTGGAGAAAACTTTAAAAAACTATACTACAATTCAGACGTTACAAAAAGAAATAGAAACGGACAAACAAGTTCTGGACTCTATAATTTATTCATACCTATGGAGTGGAACTACGAAGGATTCATGGATACTTTTGGATCACCTGTATTCACTACGCCAAAAAATAAAGTATTCGGAGTTGACAATGCTCCAATTACAATCGGAGTTATAGAGCATTGGGAGAATGAAGTTGAGGGATTAAAAAACGATAGTGATAGTTTAAACGAATACTATAGACAATTTCCACGTACTGAACAACATGCTTTTAGAGATGAGACTAAAAATAGTATATTTAATTTAACTAAAATATACGAACAAATAGATTACAACGAAGAAGTAATAAGAACTAACGGAGTTACGAGAGGTAGCTTTATGTGGGAAAATGGAGTTAAAGATACTAAGGTAATATTTTACCCTAATAAAGATGGTAGATTTTTAATTTCATGGGTTCCACCTAAAAATCTTCAAAATCGAGTAATTATAAAAAATGGGGTTAAGCATCCTGGCAATGAACACGTTGGGGCTTTTGGTTGTGATAGTTATGATATATCTGGAACTGTCGATGGCAAAGGGTCTAAAGGATCACTTCACGGATTAACTAAATTCAGCATGGAAGATGCACCACCTAATCATTTTTTCTTAGAATATATAGCTAGACCACAAACGGCTGATATATTCTTTGAAGATGTACTTATGGCTTTAGTATTTTACAGCATGCCAATACTTGCAGAAAATAATAAACCAAGATTATTGTACTATATGAGGCGAAGAGGATATAGAGGGTTTAGCATGAATCGCCCAGATAAAATATGGAACAAACTGTCTCCAGCAGAAAAAGAAATAGGTGGAATACCTAACACTAGCGAAGACATTAAGCAAGCTCACGCAGCTGCAATAGAATATTACATAGAACAACACGTTGGATTATTTGGAGACTCATACAGTAGTATGTATTTTCAAAGGACATTAGAAGATTGGGCTAAATTTAATATAAATAATAGAACTAAACACGATGCCTCTATTAGTTCTGGTTTAGCTATTATGGCTTGCAATAAAAACAAGTACTCACCTAGCAGCCAAACATCAGTTAAAAAAATAAGTTTAAATATGACTAATTACGACAATAGCGGTTTATCATCAAAAATAAAAAATACAAATGAAAGTTTATACTAATTCACAAAGTGCTTTTCCGGACCAAATAGTACCAGATGCAGAAAAAGCAACGTGGGAGTATGGTCTTCAAGTAGGTAGAGCTATTGAAGGAGATTGGTTCTGGGCTGGAAGAGGTAGAGATCAATTCCATGAGAATTATCAAAATTTCCATATGCTTCGGTTATATGCTAGAGGCGAACAGCCTATACAAAAATATAAAGATGAACTAGCTATTGATGGAGATTTATCTTATTTAAATCTAGATTGGAAACCCGTACCTATATTGTCTAAGTTTGTAGACATAGTTGTAAATGGTATTAGTCAAAGAACTTATGACGTTAATGCTTACGCTCAAGATCCAGTTTCAAATAAGCAAAGAACTGAGTATGCTCAAGGCTTATTGACTGACATAAATGCTAAACAATTTTTAGATAACTTACAGAAGACTTTAGGTGTAAATGCTTTTAATAGTAACGATCCAAGCGCGGCTCCACAAGACAAAGAGGAGTTGGCTGTGCATATGCAAATGGATTTTAAACAAAGTGTAGAAGTAGCTGAAGAAGAAGTTATAAATCAAGTTCTAGATTATAATAAATACGAGTTAACTAGACAAAGAGTTAATTATGATTTAACAGTGTTAGGTATTGGTGCTGTTAAAACAAATTGGAACAGATCTGAAGGAGTTGTAGTAGATTATGTTGATCCAGCTAATTTGATTTGGTCTTATACTGAAGACCCTAATTTTGAAGACATGTGGTATGTGGGAGAAGTTAAAGGCGTTAGTTTAGCTGAGCTTAAAAAAGAATTTCCACATCTGACACCAAAAGAATTAGAAGAAATACAAAAATATCCAGGAAACCAAAACTATACTAGAAACTGGAATGGCAGAAGAGATGATAACATTATACAGGTGTTATATTTTGAATACAAAACTTTTACAAATCAAGTATTCAAATTAAAAGAAACTAGCACTGGTTTAGAAAAAATATTAGAAAAACAAGATACATTTTTAGAAGCTCCAGATAATCCTAATTTTAAAAAGGAATATAGATCAATAGAAGTATTATACAGTGGAGCTAAAATACTAGGTCATGAGATGATGCTTAAATGGAATTTAGCTGAGAACATGACTAGACCAGTTTCAGATACTGTAAAAGTTAATATGAATTACAACATCTGTGCTCCACGCTTATATAAGGGTCGTATCGATTCTTTAGTTAATAGAGTTACTGGATTCGCGGATATGATTCAACTTACGCATTTAAAACTGCAACAAGTTATGTCACGTATAGTACCTGATGGTGTATACTTAGACGTTGATGGTTTAGCTGAGGTAGATCTTGGAAATGGAACTAACTATAATCCAAGAGAAGCGTTGAACATGTACTTCCAAACAGGTAGTGTTGTAGGTAGAAGTCTTACACAGGAAGGTGATGCTAATAGAGGTAAAGTTCCTATACAAGAACTAAGTAGTTCTAGCGGTATGGGTAAAATACAGAGTCTTATTCAAACTTACAACTACTATTTACAAATGATAAGAGATGTAACTGGTTTAAATGAAGCTAGAGATGCTAGTACGCCTGATAAAGATTCATTAGTTGGTTTACAAAAATTAGCTGCCGCAAACAGTAATACAGCTACAAGACATATACTACAAGGTAGTTTGTATTTAACTGTTAGAACTTGTGAAAACATATCCTTAAGAGTTGCTGATTCATTAGCTTTCCCAACTACTAAACAAGCTTTAATGAACAGTATATCTGAATACAATACAGCTACATTAGAGGAATTGTCTGCTATAAATATACATGATTTTGGTATATTTATAAACTTAGAACCGGATGAAGAGGAGAAAGCAATGCTTGAACAAAATATACAAATAGCCCTTAAAAATAATCAAATATACTTAGAGGATGCTATTGATATAAGAGAAGTTAAAAATTTAAAATTAGCAAATCAGTTTCTTAAATTTAGAAGAAAAAAGAAAGCGCAAGCAGATCAAAAAATGCAAGAGCAAATAGCTCAATCTCAAGCTCAGGCTCAGGCTAAAGCAAGAGAGCAAGAAGCTATGTCTGAAGTTCAAAAACAACAAGCATTAGTAGAAACTCAGTCTCAACTAGAAAAAGTAAGAACAGAGTTACAAATACAAAAAATGCAAGTAGAACTTAATCATCAAATAAAGATGGCTGAGGTTAACCATGGATACGCTATGCAAATAGAACAATCGAGAATACAAAAAGACAAGTCTAAGGAAGACATGATCGAACAAAGAAAAGATCAAAGAACAAGAATACAAGGAACACAACAAAGTCAAATGATAGCACAAAGAAATAATGATAGTGCTCCTGTAGATTTTGAAAAAGGAAGTGGTATGGGTCAATCGCCTTTAACGGCAGGTGACTTTATGCCTACTTAATTATTAATTATTATATTATATTATGTCAGAACAAGTAAAACAAGAAGGGGAGTTCAAGGTAAAAAAGAAACCTGGAAGACCTAGAAAATTAGTGGAAAAACAAAATACAGTAAAAATAGATTTACAAGAAGAAAAAAAAGATGCCATTCAAGAGCCAGAATCAACGAAAGTTGTGCTACAGTCTGATGAGCAAAGCAAAGAAACAACGGAAGAAACCAAAGTGGAATTGCAAGATATGGGACAAGCACACAACGAGCAAGAACCTACCGAAGAGATTGAAGCGGTAGAGGAATCAAAAATAGAGGAAATAGTAGAAGCACCTCAAGCTGTACCACAATTTAAAGAAGAAATAAAACCTCAAATACAAGTTCCAGAAAATCTACAAGACTTAGTTAAGTTTATGAATAAAACTGGAGGTTCTATGGAAGATTACATTAATCTAAACAAAGACTATAGTTCTTTAAACGACAATCAAGTATTAAGAGAATATTATAAAAAGACTAAACCTCATCTAAATCAAGAAGAAATAGAATTCATATTGGAAGATAGTTTTTCATGGAATGAAGAAGAGGAAGATGCTAGAACTGTAAAGAAAAAACAACTAGCATATAAAGAAGAAATTGCAAAAGCAAAAAGTGAACTTGAAAGTTCAAAACAAGAGTATTACAAGGAAATCAAGTTGAAGACCAATAACGATGCTCCAAGTGAAGAATACGAAGCCGCTTTAGATTTTGTCAATACATATAGAGAGAGCCAAGATAGGCAAACAAAAATGCATGGGACGTTTAAGGATAAAACTCATAATTTTTTCAAAAATGAATTTAATGGATTTAAATTCGATGTTGGAGAAAAAAAGTTTAATTATAAATTGAATGACCCAAGCCAAACCGCAGATCAACAAACAAATTTACAATCCGTATTTAAGAAGTTCTTGAATGATGATGGTAGTGTAAAAGATTACGCTGGTTATCACAAGGCTATTTATGCAGCAAGTAATTCTGACAACTTAGTAAGTCATTTTTATGAACAAGGTCGAGCTGACGCTACAAAAGATATTATGGCTAAGTCCAAAAATATCCAAGATGGCAAGCCTAGAGCAGCAGCTTCTGGCGATGTTTATATTAATGGTTTAAAGGTTAAGGCTATTACTGGCGCAGACTCCTCTAAACTAAAATTCAAAAAACGAACATAAAATTAAAATTTAGAAAATATGGGATTAATTCCAGGATTGGCTCCTAACTTAGAGCCCGCTCAAAAGCGAATGGCATTATCTAGTAATTATCTTTCTTTTACAGAAGGTGATAACGATTTTGCTCAACAATATCTACCTGAGCTCTATGAGCAAGAGGTGGAAAGATACGGAAACAGAACTATTTCTGGTTTCTTGAGAATGGTAGGCGCAGAAATGCCGATGACTTCAGATCAGGTTGTTTGGTCAGAACAAAATAGATTACACGTTTCTTATGAAACTGCAGAAGTTGTTGATGGTTCTACAATTAGAGTTACTATTGATCCAGACGTTACAGCTTCTGGTGGTATTGTAGGTAACAAACAATGTGCGATTAAAATTAATCAAACATTAGTTGTTTACGGAAACGGTACAACTGGTGCTGGTGTTGGTGAATCAATGAAGGTAATCGTTACTGCAGCTCCAGGTGCTTATGCAGGTGGTGGTTCTGGTGTTCCTAGAACTTGTGAAATTTCTGTAGCTCCTTATACTGCTTCAGGTTTATTAACTACTTCTGGTGCTCCTGCTGGAGTATTCCAAGGAGAAGGTGGTTCTTCAGGTGGTGCTGGATCAGCTGTTGCTGTATTTGTTTACGGTGCTGCTTGGCAGAAAGGATCTGACACTGATGGATTAGCTTCTATCGAGCCAGATTTTACACAGTACTCTAACTCTCCAATTATTATTAGAGATAAGTTTGAGATCAATGGATCTGATGCTGCTCAAATTGGTTGGGTTGAAGT